TCTTTTTACCCTCGAACGGGGAACCATCGACGCCGTTGAGCTGGATGAGGAAAGTTCCCTCGTTATCCTTGCTCCACGTATCGTAAAACTCGCCGAGGTTCTTGAGGAAAGCGTCAACTGCACCACGAACTCGGGCAGATGCCTCAATTTCCTTTGCGGTAGTCTCATCGACTACTGTGAACATCTTGCGCTCCTTTAGTTGATTGCACCATCTTACTTCTTCTAGCAATTGTGGACTTTCTGCGAATGAACTTCTTAGGGCTGTACGCGCTCTGTATTCGGCTAGTGTCTCAATTACTCGACCACCACCTTTCCGTTGCGCTTTACGATCTTACCGTAGAACTTGCGATTGGTGAAGGGACATGGGCCAACGAAAGTGTAGCATCCATCTGGCGCAGTGTCAAGTGGCCCATCGTACTCGTTATCCAACATTGATGTTGCTTCTAGAATGATGTTGGGTACGTGTTCCTTTACTTCTTTCTTAGAGCGTGGTCTGATATGGTTCTCTAGAAATAGACCCTGCAATTGTTTACCCCCGTCTAAGAATTTCGATGAACTCTAGATAGAGCTTGATTTCACGGAACAAGAGTCCGATGCCGTTCATGATTTATTCCTCTTGTTCCATTACTTCCACGTCAACTACCATGCAGTTTTCTGAATCGGCAATACTATGCGCCCATTCATCAGCATCTTTTCGTGCTGATTCCAAATCAGGATACGGTAATCCTGTATCCATTAGACGAATAGTAAAGTTGTAGAGCTTCATTTTACCACATCGCCTCCACGTACTCTAGAAAGTAAGGCACTAGAGCGTCATCGTAAAAGGGGTCTAATGTCTTTGGCATGTTGTTAGCGATTGTCGGGCGGTGAGCGTGAAGCACGTTGAAATATGTCTGACCCATTCGCCAATCGGTATGGGCTACTTTTTGTTTCGTGACTTCTCTTAGATAGTCGGCAAATGTCATCTACAATTACCACACCCTTTCCAGGTAAGAGGCATTTTCGTGGGATCAAAAGTGTCCAACCCATATTTCTTGAGCCTACAGAAACATTCATAGGGATCAGTAATTGCGCCCAGCAACTCTAGGTGCGTTCGCATTCCTGATCCCGAATGCTCTCTCTGGAACATTGCAACCAGTTCTTCTATCGGATTTAGCTCTGTACGTTCCTCCATGTGTTGTAGATATCTCTGCAAATCCATCTATTCGCGCTCCCTCCGGTAAAACAAACTTTGGCAAACGGCAAACTAGCGGTTTTACCAACTATCCTAGTAATACTCAATGCTACACACTTGGATCACTTTGCTACACCATATATCGCACTATGTATTACTAGGATATAGTCCAAATACCGGGGATTTGCAGGGATTTCACCCAAAATGTCCCCTAGTAATACATAGTGCGGTATAGAGAGCGTGTGGTAGAAAACCTGTGTTCGCTTTTTGAACTTTATTAGGGGACAATCGGCCCGCAGCGATGATTGCCCATTGTTACACAGTTCCACAGTGGGCTATCCTCTTCGATCCTCCACTTTGCTGCGCTTTGCTCTCTTTTGGCCTGTTGCCTTTCCTGCTCTAGCTCTCCCTGCCGCTCGATTGCTCCAACTGTGCCCATTGCGAGCACAAAAGAAAGAGCAACTGCGCCGGTAGCTACGCGCTGTTTCACTTGATCCTCCTGTGGTGGTGTACCCTCAAATAACCCCTAATCCAAGTAAGCCTATGGTCTAGTCTCGCTGCGCTCTATGTGTGCAGTATGCCACAGTTAGCGACTAGGGGTTAGTTGAGGGTAGTTACCCCTTCCTGACAACTACTAGGAAGGGGATACCCTTGCGAGTGTAGTGGATGGTCTTACTGAGAATGACGGGGAAACCGTAGTTATGCATTCCCTTCCCTCCTATGTGGCGTATAGCCTGTACTGTGCTGCTAGGTACAGTGTAGGGCTTGACCGTGTTGTTGTCAAGCCCTACCCTCTACCTATCTACTGCGTGTTGCCGTGGATGCTGCCCATCTGTGCCATTAGTGCTCTATCGTCGCGCTTGGCCGCAACGTACACCATTGCGCGCTTGCGCTCTAGTCCAACTCTGCGCGTATGCTGTCTGTGCTGCTTAGACGGCTTCCAGCGTGGTGACACTCTAACCTCAGTGCCATCTACGATGCCCTTCCATCGCAACCCTGCGGGCGGGGCAATGATCGGCTTAGGCGAGAGAGCCTGTACTGTCTGCATCCTAGCGCGTTCGATGCGCTCCTTGCGCTGCGTGCGCGTCTCTGCGTTGCGCTCGTAAAGCTTGTGCTCCATGGTGTACGCTCCTTGTCTGAGCTATGTGGCGCTGAGGCCCTTTCAACTTCCTTGCACTAGGTACTTTACTCTGTCTAGCTTGATTTTGTGGTGACAGTCACCCAGTACCTCCAATTTGTTAATTGGTGTTGTCAGGTCTGGCAACGCGCCATACGTGCCTGTACCCTCTCTCGCATGGATGAAACTAACAAAGACCCACTAGACAATAACGACAAGCTATCCGAGGCATTCTCGTATTCTCCTGTTCCGGACTCTCCTGACAAAGAAGCTGTAGAGGCGAGACTACGTGAGGAGTATGCGAAGTATCAGCAGGCTCTAGAACAGGAATGGGAAACTGGCGTAGCTTACGAAAAGGGTGAACTTACGCCAACGCAGATTAGAGACAAGACGCGGGAACTCTTAACTCAGGGTGTTCCTAAAGCAGTAGCTAGTATGCTACATCTTGCCCAACACGCTCGTTCTGAACAGGTGCAAATGGGCGCTGCTAAGTTCATCATTGAACGCGCAATCGGCAAAGAGGGTACAGGACTCGTTGGCGATCCTCTAGAAACTCTACTCGCTAAGATGCATAGCGACAACAGTGAGTGATTTAGTTCTCACAGGTGCCGCAGTTGGCTTACAGTCCCTAGAGGGTCTACTATTCGATTCCAACAAGCCATTTACATACTGCGGCATCTGTGGTGCAGTTTTTCAACATGAAGCCGACCGCTCTCCCATCAAAGTCTACCAGCAGCAACCAGCAGACTTTTCACACAGACTAGAGAACGTTGCCTTGTTTGCATTAGGCGAACGTAAAAGATGGTCGCAAAAACACGCTAAGTTACACTCTAGCACTGAACATCGCCTTTTAGCTCTTAGTGGTAGGCACTTAACGCCTGAGGCTCAACACAAACTAGCGGCATTTGGAGTAATCGACGTAAAGGGGCTAGTACTGGACGATGAGATTGAACACGCCCTAAATAGCAGTTCAGCAGTGCCACAAAACGACGCGGAGGGTTAAATGCCAACGTACGAAATCATCTGGGAAACAGGTGAGCACAGTTTAGCGAACTACGATAGTGACGAAGAAATGCTGCTAGCAGTAAGTGGACAGCACGAACGAGCAAAGAACGGTCAGCCCGGTGGCCCTGCTGGTCAGCCAGCACTTCGAGCAGTTAAGGTGCTAAAGTACGATAAGGACCCTGGGGACATGCCTGAGACGCTATCTACAGAAGTTGCAAAGGAAGAACTTTCAGCACTGTTGGACGAATTCGCAGAAGATGGTGTTGTAGCACTTGACCGTTTCCCTGAGATTGCCGCTCGCGCACGTAGTAGTATGGTGCCAAGAACTAGCGCCCACGATTCAAATTACAAGATGAAGGAAGTCAAGGAATTCTCGCTAGACGATATTGAGAAGGCGGCGGCGTAAATGGCTGTTATTGCTTTCCAGCGACTTTCACAGCTAGTCACAGACTACGTAATGGGGGCTTCTGGCTCTATTGTGCCTCCAACAGATTGGCGTTTGGCACTAGCAGCCAATAACGTAGGTTCAGGCGGCGGTACAGACTATGCTAGAAACTCGGTGTTCAGTGCATCAGTCTCGGGTACGAACATCAACGAGATTGGTGCAACAACCGCTGCTGGTTACGCTCGACAAACAATTGCGAAGTCGATCAACCAGGCAGGCATTGACTGGGGCACCAGTACGTTTGACTCTACTTTCGCAACTGGCGGTCAGAGCACAACTGCCGACCAAGTTACGTTCGGAGCATTCTCCGGTGCGCCTTCTCCTAACGGTGCAGATTCGTGGGTACTTGCAGACGGTTCTACACTTAACGCAGGAAACCCATACATGGCAGGAGACACTGCTGCTACTAGAACCTTTGCACTTAACGACACGGAGAAAGTTACTGTAACTCTAAAAGCGGGTTAACGATCTTACCCACAAATGCCCCGTCCCGAAGTTGACTTAATGCCGGCTAAGGGACGGGGCTTTTCATTGGAGCAACAATGGCCTTGTACGATCGTCTAGTAGGTTATGCAGACGATGGAACTCTCGCAGAATTTAGAATTCCCATTCATGCATTCTCTAGTCTACTAGCTGAGTTTGCGCGTGGTAGTTTAACTGGCGCAGAAGCACAAGCCGGAATTACATTGGTGTCAGGTGCGCCTTTAGATGCCGGTGAAATTGCTGAGGTTAATGCGCTCCTAGCAACAGTTGCGGGATCAGTTACAGCTAAGATTGCTCGCGCCAATTTAATTAATGACGTACTGATGTTGTCAGAATTTCGTATTGTTCAATACAATACTCCGACTAAAGTAAAAGCTAAACTTGGCGTTTAACTCTCGGGTCGAAGTTCTTACTCAGCCGGGTGCTACTGGCAACCAAACTATTAGCCTGCCCGCAGACTTTGATCCAAAAGCAGTTATCGCGTGGGTTGCACCACTAACTGCCGACGGTAGCATTGCGCACATGAACTACGGTATGGGATTCGCTACTTACCGTGGTGGCGCTGTTCAACAAAGACATGCATACGTACATGGGGTAGATGCTGCTACTTCGGCTGCAAACTCTAGAGGCGGAGGAGCAGATGCACTCCTAAAGCTGCCCATTCCGACTACGGACAACGCAACAATTGATCTTGAGATTGATCTTGTTTCAATGCAAACAGGAGCAACCTCTCAGGTTGTTATCAATTGGGCAAACCTGCACACCACCGCGTCCATTCGCGTGTTCTTGTTAATTCTCGGTGGCGATGACATTACTGATGCCAACGTAGATCAGTTAACAATTACCACCGCAGGAAGTACTCAGGACGAAACAGTTGCTGCTGGATTTGGGCAGCCTGATCTTATTTTCTTCTTAGGTCATGGTAATACTGATGGATCTGCACTAGGCAATGCTATGATATCGTTTGGTTGGGGCAAGAAGGGGCTAGACGGTAGAAGTATTGCATTTTCACAAACAGACGGCAATACAGCTTCTATTGTTGCAGCAGGACAGAGAGCTGATAGATGCTTCCAGATGATCGCTGTAGGTGGTGCATCATATGAAGCAATTTGTAAACTGTCTGCACCAGCTTCTTGGCCTACTGACGGCTTCCAGCTAACTTACGATGCTACTCCAGCTTTTCCTGATATTATGGGCTATCTTGCCCTAAAGGGCAATTTTCAAGTAGCCGAAGGTGCAAACGTTGCTCCTATTACCGGCGGTCTACCTGTTGTTCAAGACAACAACGTAGGTTTTGCACCAAAGGGTGCTATGCTCTTTGGCTGGAACCTTGTAGCCCAAACTACCATTAGAACAACTGACGCCGATCTTGTAAGTATTGGCGTTGGTGCCTACGATGGTACACAAGAAGCTTGGGCTGGATTCACAGAAGATGATGCCCTAGGTACGATGGATTCCAATAGCCAGCAGACAACGGCTAAGGTAAATCGTAACTACGGCCCTAGTGCTGCTCTACAATCCGAAGCTGACGGTGTATTTACAGGCAATAACTTCCGTTTGTCTTGGAACGACATTGATACTGTTGCAAGAGAGTACCATTATCTTGTTCTCGGCAACGCTTCGGGCACTATCTATACTGATAGTAATACTGTCAGGCTTGCATTAACTCCGAGCAGTACTGAACAAGCCGATCTTGTAGACTCTTCTACGGTAACACTCACTCTAACGCCTAGCGGTACTGATACACAGAGCGGGCCTACTCAAGATGCTGGAACTGTAGCACTTAAACTGACTCCGAGCAGTACAGAGGTCTTTGAGCCAATTGACAGTGGAACGGTCTATCTCAAACTAACGCCCGTTACAGAAGTTGAGGGCATCTACATCTTCATTGACGACTTTTCGTCAAACGATTGGAGTTTGTGGACAACCAGCACTAGAGGCACAGGGCCAAACGGCCTATCAGTAGTCAACGGACGAGGCAAACTGTCAATTGCGGCAGGTTTTCCGAATGAAGCTGGTGGTATTGCAGCGGCCTCTACGCATACCGATGCTGATATCGTATTTTCCTATCAGTGGGAAAATATCGTCACTAGTGGTACTGGTAGCTCATTCGGAGCAGAACTACAAGTTTGGGGTAGAGCATCAGGTGATTGGGCAGCAGGTGGTGGAGCAGATGAACGTTGGGCCGATGACGGTTACACACATTACGTCTCTAACTTCTCGGATTCACCCGGTAGCGGTAAAAACCAGGTAGTCGTTAACCTACTGAACGGCGCAGTTACTCTAGTAGGCTTCGTAGACACTAACCCGCCCGTAGATACCAATAAGCGGTGGGTTCGCTTTAGATTCCAAGGTAGTGCAATCAAGGTTAGAAGATGGGACGATGGTAGTGCAGAGCCTTCTACGTGGGATGCAGAATTTACAGATACACTGGTAGGTGGCCCAGGCGTTTTACAGATCAACCTAGTTTCAGAAGCCACCAATCCAGACCCCGCAGTAGTCTATGTCGATAAGATTTGGGTCGAGAAGATTGCTACCTCTGTTGACTATGTTGACAGTAATACAGTAATCCTCAAGCTAACGCCTTTCTCAACAGATGTTTCTGATAAGGTTGATCTTGCAACTGTACCCCTTACTCTTACGCCTTCGGGAACAGAACAAAGAGAGATCACTGATAGCAATACTGTTACGCTGGCACTTACGCCGAATGCTACTGAAACAACTCAAAAACAATATACCGATGCCGCCACCGTAGTTCTTGCATTAACACCATCTGCCGCAGAACTAAGGGAAATCACAGATAGTGGTACAGTTCCCCTAAAGCTAACACCTTCGGCAACTGAACAACGAGAAATCACCGATTCTAATACAGTTCTCCTAAAACTGACACCATCGGGTGTCGATACTGCACAGTTTGTCGATGCTGCTACAGTTCGACTAACGCTAACTCCTTCGGGAGTTGACGAATACTTCGGTACGCAATCAGATACAGGAACGGTAAGACTTTCGCTAGCTCCATCCCCTGTGGAGGTTTTTGAAGCTCAGGACGCGGTTTCGGTCAAACTCAACCTAACACCGAGTACTAGTGAAAGCGCGGTATTTGTTGATAGTTCGACAGTACCGCTACGCTTTACGCCGTCCGGGTCTGATAGCTTTACTCCACTTGATATTGGAACCGTCTACGTTACTTTAACACCCTCGGGCCAATTCTCAAACACAGATGCAGAAACAGTATATCTCAAACTTACGCCACTCACCACCCTTGAACGGCTTGTTTTCTTTGATTCACTGCTTACGGCTACTGTCTCACGTAGATGGGGTGGCGCACTACAGGTTAGACGATGGAGCGGAGGTGCTACGAATAGATGGTTTGCCATGCTGGTGGTTAGAAGATGGGATGCTACCCTTGGAACAAGGCTTTGGTCGGGATCAGCTATTCGTAGATGGGCCGGAACACTAGGAAGGAAGTAAGATCATGGCTATTGTACTCCCACAAGGAACGAAAGAATACATCGTAGTTGATGTAGATGATGAGCTAGACGCAGTTAACAACCTTGCGCCAACTACCCCACAATTCAAGGTGCTGAACCCTGATCCTGATGATGGAGATAAGTTGGCCTGGGCAGCAGTTACCAATATCGACCTAATGAAGCTCTATTGCCTAGTAGATACCTCGGTAGGGCCATGGGCAGCAGGTACATACAGGCTCTTCGTTAGATTTACATCTGCACCCGAGCTTCCAGTTCTCGGTCCATTTGAATTTGAGGTAGAAGCACCATAGAAGCTACAAGGCTTCCTGATGGTACTCGCCCCAGAAAACCGGGTGAGTACGCCTATATTCCCTATAAGGATAAATCAATGTGGCCGGACAACTTCACAGGTGAAGGAGAATGGCACATTATTGATCCCACAGGTGGAATTGGCGCATTGGGCCGTACTACAACAGAGAAGCCTGCTGCTCATACCATAGAGATTCACGAAGATGGTAGCATTACCTGTTCTCCATCACTAGTTATGCCTAGTGGTTGGCATGGCTGGCTAATAAAGGGTGTACTCAGTGGAGCCTGAACGCAAATTACGACTGTTCTCGGAAATGGGCTATACTCCTCATAGCCCAGAACAGTTAGCATGTCATCTTTCCCCAGCTAGATTCAAGATCCCCTGTTGCGGACGCCGTTGGGGTAAAACCACCTTCGGCGGCAATGAACTAACTACAGCAATGCTTGATATTGAGTTGCCAGATTCAATCTACTGGATCGTCGGCCCTAACTACAGTCTTGGCGAAAAGGAGTTCCGCATCCTTTATCGCAACTTGGTGCAGAAGCTAGGTCTAGGAAACAAGATCAAAAAGACCTATAACGTCAAGCAGGGCGATATGCGTATTGAAATGCCCTGGGGCACAATTTGCGAAGTCAAGTCTGCTGATCGCAAAGACGGTCTAATCGGTGAAGGTCTAGACGGTGTAGTAATGGCTGAGGCTGCTTCACACGATGTAGATACGTGGCAGATGTACGTAGAGCCTGCTCTAACAGATAAACTAGGTTGGGCAATCTTTCCTAGTACCCCGCGTGGCTATAACTGGTATCAGGGTCTATGGATGATGGGACAACTTCCAGACTTTCCCGAATATGAGAGTTGGCGTCTACCAACATGGTCTAACGCAGCAATGTATCCAGGTGGTCTAGAGAATCCTGAGATTGTTAGATTGAAGAGAACAACGCCTGAGATTACTTGGCTACAGGAGTATGCTGCTGAGTTTACAGCCTACGAGGGTAAAATCTACACTGAGTTCAATCCGAAGGTTCATGTTGAAGAGTTTGAGTACAACCCTGCATACCGTAACTATCTAGCATTCGACTACGGCTTTGCAGATCCTTTCGTCTGCCTTGATATTATGGTCGATGCTATGGATAACGTCTACGTTTGGCGAGAGTACCAAGTAACGTCAATGAGTACCTGGGAACACGGTCGTGTTATCCGTAACCGAACGAATCCCGAAGGTTATCACATTGACGGGATGTTTGGTGATCCTCGCGGGCCGGACGAAGCTGCGACTCTTGCAATGGTCCTCGGCCCTGTGGTTAGTGAGCCTGTTGGGTGGAAGTTGGGAATTGAGGCTGTTAAGTCGAAGATGATGATTCAGCCCGATGGTTCTACTAAGTTCAAAGTGCATCCTAGGTGTAAAGACCTGATTAGACAGTTGGAACGCTTGCACTTTAGGGAGAGTAAGAATGATAAGAACAATCAGACAGCGAGGGGACTAGAACAACAGCACGACTTTGACGATCATGGTCCAGATGCATTAAGGTACTTCTTTAATCATATGTTCGTTCTTGGTACAGGGCCACGCCTTAGCGACATCTATAGTGCCGCTGATCGCAGGAGTGAGGCATACGATTTCTTTACCCAAAATGAGCCAATTACGAGGGATGTAGCAAATTGGGGCTAAGAGAAACATTCGGGCTTAGTCAAGGAAGAGTCCCTTTTGCGGACTATGAGACTATTCGGGCACTTGCCGATGATCTTGGCATTGCTATGGCAGACCCCGATCCTCGTAGACGAGAAACAGGCACCAGTTATAGCACTAAGGACAAAGGTGCTATTCCTGTAGACCAGGGCGCTTTGATCGAGCAAGGCTCTGGTCGTACTCCTGCTCTAAGAGACGTAGTTCCGGCTCTTGCAAACAGGACGCAGGCTCTCAAGACTTATGATCTAATGGCAAGTAATGATGCTGCGTGTGATGTTTCACTTCGCGCAGGTAAAATGCCAATCGTAGGTGCCGACTTCTTTGTAGAACCCTGGGACAGTAAGCCTGAAAACAGGGTTATTCAAGAGTTCGTAGACTTCAATATTCTCTGTTCTCAGACTTCTCCCTTCCTCAACGTACTAAATGACCTACTCCGCATGATGGAGCATGGTTTTGAGGTAGGAGAGAAAGTCTTTGAAGAACGAGAATGGGCAAGTAGTGGTGGGGCTAACCGCAGAGTATACACCATGTTAAGGAAGATCGCTCCGCGTCTAGCCACTACGATCAAAGACTTTGAATACGACGACAATGGTGGCCCTGTGGGGGTTATCCATAACGCAATCCGCGCCGATGGTAAGCCAGAAGAAGTGAAGATCCCTGTTAGCAAGCTTATCATCGGTACGCACAATAAGCGTGGTGGCAACCTAGAGGGTAAGTCCCTCTTCCGCACAGCTTATAAGCATTGGTACTTCAAGGATCAGCTTTACAAGATTGACGGTATTCAGAAGGAACGTCATGGTATGGGCTATCCGATCGTAGAACTACCGCCCACAGCCAATACTGCTGATATCCAGTCGGCCCTCACTCTTGTTAATAACATCAGAACGAATGAAAAAGCAGGTGCAGTACTTCCTGCTGGTTGGGTACTGCGATTTGCAGATATGCCTGGTCAGCCAGTAGACGTCATGCGTTCCATTGAACACCACAATGGAATGATTATGATGAACGTTATGGTTCAGTTCCTTCTTATGGGAATTTCAGAAGGTGGAGGTAGAGCAACAGCAGGATCACATCAGGACATGTTCACAAAGAGCTTGCGCTACATGGCAAACCTCATCTGTGATATGTTCAACCTGTTTGTGATTCCTCAGCTTGTAGCCTACAACTTCGCAACAGACCAATTCCCGCAACTGAAAGTAAGGAACATTGGAGAAACGAAGGATCTTCAACAGTGGGCCTCAGCACTCGCTAACCTTGCCGCACAGAATCTTATCACACTTGACATCGAAACAGAAAATTGGGTTCGCTCAAAGATTGACTCTCCGCTCAAGTTGGGTACGAGACAAACACCTGAGAATAACGCAAGCGCCACAGGTAAGGGACAAGCCGAAGGTAGTAGTGAGAAGAAGGGCGATGTAGAAGCTGGTAAAGGTGATGCTGGTAACACAGGAGCGCCTACAGATGATAGTGATACATAAATGCTAATTACATTCAACAACGAGAAGTTCTATAGCGAAGATACAGTACGCGCTATGTTAAGGGCCGCAGATCCCTTTAGCGATGTAGAACTCATCATTGCGGAGCATACACCCAAATTGAATCTAAGTGGCCTTCGCCCCGAACAGGAAAAAGTTGCTCAGGGTATGGTTCTGGCTAATTCTCAATTTACGGTTAGCGCATGAAAGACTACGGACAGATCGTAAGTAAGCTTCAAGATACGCCTTGGCTCATTACAGAAGGTGGCCTGCGAACGATCCTACAAATCGTAGAGAGTCATCTAAGTGGCAGCCTTTCAATTGAAGAGATTAGGGCCAAGACCGCCAATGGCGAACGCAATAGAGGTAGTATTCCTTCACAGCAAGGTAGTGTTGGAGTTCTTCCTTTACATGGCCCTATTTTCCCTCGCGCCAACCTAATGACAGAACTATCAGGTGCGACGTCTATGGAGCAGTGGTCGCAGGACTTCCGCGCATTGCTCAATAATGACCGCGTTGATAGCATCTTGCTAGATGTCGATAGTCCTGGTGGTTCAGCTTCAATGATCGAAGAAATGGCTAACGAGATTTTTGCGGCAAGAGACGTTAAGCCAGTCTATTCGGTTGCTAACGGTATGGCTGCAAGTGCGGCGTACTATCTAGCAAGTCAGGCTTCGGAAATGTACGTTACAGATAGCGGCATCGTAGGCTCAATTGGTACGTACATGGTGCATACTGATATGAGCGAACTAAAGGAGAAGGCAGGAGTTACTGAAACGGTCATTAAGGAAGGTCGTTTCAAGGCTGCTCTAATTGAGCCACTTACTGCTGAAAGCCATGCCCATCTACAGGGGATGGTTACACAGTTTAACGACATGTTCCTGCAAGCTGTTGCAAGAGGCAGAGGAACTACCGTAGAAGATGTTGTTGCAAATTACGGAGAAGGAGGCGTAGTTAGCGCGAAACAGGCTCTTGAATCAAACATGGTTGACGGCATTCGCACTTACGATGAAATTCTAAGTGCAATGTTAGATGGTGGTGGCACAGTTACAGAAACTAAGTCAAACGGAGGTTCAGGATTTAGCCTTCGCGCTAGTCTCGATAAAGAGAAAGAGCACTCGGAGCCAGGTACAGGTGTAGGTGGCGAACCTGTATACACTCCACAGCCTGATGAACAAGAAGATAAATTCAAGAAAGGCGAGCGATTACAAAGACCACCGAATATTCCGGAGTTGGAGGATAAGGCAATGGATCGTAATTTCCTAGAAGCACAGGCTACGAAGCTAGGGATTGATTTCAAGGATCTTAGCGACACTGATCTTGCCACCAAGATCAATGAGACTCTTGACGCCAAGCTAGAGCTAGTTTCAGAACTTGAAGTAGCAACAAAGGAAGCACAGAAGAAGGTAGCTTTCGCAGAAGCATATCCAGAAGAGGCAGCTAGACTTGCAAAGCTAGAGGCAGGAGAGCATCTACATGAAGCTACATCTTTTGCCAACCGTCTTGCAGACTTTAAGGTTACCGAAGGAGAAGGTGAAGATGCAAGAGAGACAAGCTTCCGTCTCTCTTCACTTGCCCAGGAGGAAGTCAAGCAGGCGCACGTAAAGCTGTCTCAAGGTAATCTAGTACATGCTGATCTAGAGACACTAATCAAGACAGTTGCAACTGGTGGTGTTGAACAGGGTGAGCGTGGTTCTTCGCGCGAGAACGAAGATAACGACATCGTAATTCCTGCGAAGCGCAAGGACATTCGGCAGAAGTACGCAGATACGGTGGCACAGCTAATGACCGAAGATAAGCTAGATCGTAAAACTGCTATTCAGGAAGTTGCCAAGCGGCATCCTGAACTAGCCGAAGCGTACGTAACGTCATAAGGGGGTGACAGCTAAACATGGCAACTGGTAACTTTATTCAGGACAAGGGGTACGACGCTGCGGTTGCAATTACGAAGTTCCGCGCAGTTAAGTTCTCCGCAGAAGAAGTTGTTACTCCCGTAACAGCCGCAACAGATGTTGCATGTGGTGTAGCACAGGTTGGAGTAACTGCTGCTGAAATTCTAAAGGGTAAGGGTGTTCTAGTACGACGCATGGGTGCAACAGAAATGGAATGTTCGGCTGCAATTGCAGTAGGGCAGCTTGTTTCAATGGCTGCTGACGGACGTTGTAAGCCTGCTGTTGCAACAGAACGTGTAATTGGCGTGTGTGATGAAGCTACTGCTGCTGCTGGTGAGCGAGCAAGAGTCACACTTAACCTACCTGGCAACATTCTAGCATAAGAGGGGGTGAATGACTAACAATGTATGATCCCGGTACACTATACAGTGACCCGCTACTAACCAGTTTCTCCATTGGTTATCGACCACAGAATCTTCATGGTCAGCGGCTCATGCCGTTTGTCGAAGTAACTTCACCCTCTGGACGTTATCGTGTATTCGATCGTTCACACTGGTTGATGCATCCTGATCTTCGTGTTCCTGGCGCAGTTGCCAACGAAATCAGTGGCCGTAAGTGGAGCGAAGATACATACAAGACCAAGGAGCATTCGCTACAGGCTCCTGTCTACGATGAAGAGGATCAGTTCCTTAATTCGCAGGGTGGTCTTGCAAACGATGCATTCGGCGGGCCAATTCAGATTGACCCGATGGAAGATGCAACAGAAGCAGTTACTACTTCTATTCTGCTTCGGCATGAGAAGCTAGTAGCTGACACTGTACGCAACACTGCACTTTATCCTGTGGGCAACACCATTACTCTAGGTGCTGCCGATCAGTGGGATAACTACGCAGGTGCAACTTCCAATCCGATTGACGTTCTTCGTGCAGCAGTAGCAAAGATCACTGGTCTAATTGGTGTTCCGCCTAACCGCATGGCACTTCCGCGCATGGCTGCACCTTGGCTAGAAAACCATCCCGACATCGTAGCTCGTTTCATTAACTTCTCTCTACTCGATGCAGAAGCATGGCGCAAACTAATCGGGTTTGAGGGTGAAATCGTACTAGTCGATTCAAAGTACAACGCTGCTGACAACATCGACGCTGCCGAGGTAATTACCGATCTATGGGGTAAGGACGTTTGGCTCGGCTATGTCGAAGATGAACCTAACCTAGAAACGCTAACCTTCGGTAAGACGTTTGCAGTACGTTATCCCGATGGTACTATCGGCCCTGTCGATAGGTGGCGTGAAGAAGGCCGCAAGTCAGACCTAGTACGCAAGTCAATGAGATACGATGCTAAGGTAACATCGGGCATCGCTGGTTACATCATCAAGACGGCGTTTAGCGCCACGGCCTGGTAGAAAGGAGGATAAAGATAATGGCTGAAACAAAGAGTTGGTGGCTTTGGTCGAATTATCAAAACAGCGGCGAAACCGACACAGTACGTACGCCGAACGGTGGTGAGCGTAATGTCGTCCTAAGTCGCAATGTCCTCCCGGCCGGGACGAAGGTAACAAAGTCACAGCTAGAAGTAGATGATGCTGGTTGGGATGCACTTGTTGAAGGGGGCGTTGTTCGCAACTATCCATTCCCCGACGATATTCCTGCCGGTTCTACTGATAGCCCGGTTGTTCATCTACAGAAGAAGCTAGCAGCAGCAGCACAGTCAGAGGAAGAGAGACTCGTTGCAGAAGTACAGGGTGTTGTAACGAGTGAGGAAGGTCTAACTGAGGCTGTAGCTGAGGTAGATGGAGAAGAGAAGAAGAAGTAGTGGCTAACTCACTCGTACACGATAGCGACATTCAGGTACATCTACCAATCGACAAGTTCGATCTGGCAGATTTGCCCGATGATCTAGCAAAGGTCAAACTTGATATTGAACGAGTTATCAAGGGTCGCCTATCGGGTACGTTTGCGCCACTAACACTTGCTGGCTGGACGTCTCCCAATAGCACACCTGAGTACATTCGTGCTATTGGGGGTCGTCTAGCAGCAGCACTGCTTTACAGGCTTCGTCTTGCACAAGATGATCCGGACGATATTGACTACGCACGACGTAAGTATCGTGAAGCAATGGACATGCTGGAAATGGTAGCAACGGGTGCAGTTACGCTTGTAGAAGTAGCAGAGGTTGTAGATACAGGTAGACATCTAAGCGACGGTCATTTCAATACGCTGCCCGAACCAGTATTCACGATGGACTCACAGTTTTGAGTACAACCTATGTCACATACGAATGGGCAGAGCCAGATCCAGATATCATTGCTCAACAGCTAATTGTAGTTGCTAACGAGCTAGATGATCTAGCAGAACCTATGGCTTTAGCTGGTGAAATTACAAGACTAGATATTCAGGAGAATTTCAATACGCAATCTGACCCATCTGGCGCTCCATGGCAGCCTTGGGCAGATAGCTACGAACCTTGGGCATTAGCACACGGTGCTGGAAGGATTCTACATCTTGAAGGTGCTCTACAAGGATCAATCAATTCACCATCAGCTTTCGTTCCTACACACGAAGGTCTATTTCTAGATACTTCGGGATTGCCTGAGTATTGGGCTTGGCACAACTTTGGTGCATACGAGAGGACGACAAAGAGCAGAGGCGAAGATGTATTTGGAACTATCGGCGGTAGTGAAAATCCACTGCCCGAACGTCCATTCGTAGGAACAAGTCCGGAAGCAAGAGCTAAGATGGACGCAGTATTCGCTCTATGGTTTGAAGGTACTATTTCAATCGTAATGGGCGGAAGAGGATCAAAGTTGCGCGGCCCTGGTGGTAGATTCATGAAAATGCCTTAATGCCATACTTCACAGAACCTGAACAGCTTTTAGACTTTGTGTACGCACTATTCAATGACGATAAGGCGGCACTTGGCATTCAGTACGTTGGTTACTCTGATGAGAACATTCTGCCAAAGTACCCGGCTGTGGTGGTTTCAATCGGAGTACCCGTTCAACGAGAGCTATATGCCACTCGTACGTTCAGCCTAGAATTTCAGTTACAGGTAATTATTTACCACGCAAGAGTTACAGCTAGTCACAAGACACGGACAAAGGAGGATATGCAGATTGCCGCTAGAGTCAGGAACAAGCTGCATACAGACTACACGCTAGGCGGCGGTGTTATCTTTGGATTTGTCCGTTCTGAACGTCCGGGGGTTGTCGCCAATGCAAAAGGACAAGCCACGGTTTCGACAGTTATTACATGGTCTGGAAGTAGTAGAGCACCACTTTAACGGGAGGGGCAATGATCGAAGTAAAGATTGACCATCCAGAATTTCCAAAGGACATGGAATTTGATTTGGGTGGAATTCTTGCACTAAACGGCAAGGCAGTGAAGTTAGATGAGGATGCAGAGCTAGCTTTCGTTGCTAGGCATCGACAGTCCGTTAAGGACAAGTTGGCAAACAACGAGTACATCACAGTTTCAGGTACAGCTAAGTACGGGCCGTCAGAAGTAGAAAAGATGTTCCCTGAGCCTGACACTGAACAACCGGAACTAGACGACGTTGTAGCACCTGAGCCAATTTCAGTAGGGGGTGAAAGCTAAATATGGCAACAACGCCAGGACTAGGCGGTGGAGGCTCAGTCGGCCTTGCATTTGAAACTACGATGGGTACGTATATTGCTCCGACTATCTTCGTTCCGATCATCAGCGAGAGTCTAGAGTATACGGAAGATAAGTACCTATCTGAGCAGATTAGGCAGCAGAGCATCCACAGTGAAGCAAAGCCCTCCTACTACCATGTAGAGGGTGACATCGAAATGGAAGCTGATCCTAACTTCCTACCGTATTTCCTCTACGCAGGTAGACACATCATTACCAAAACCGCTGGCCCTCCGGCTGTTTACAAGTTCGTGCCGAGTAGTGCAGGTACAGCTAGTACAGCAGCAGGAGCAACAACTCCTAAGACCCTATCCATCACCGTAGTACGTAACGGTGAGGTATTCGGTTACGTCGGTTGTACGCTAGCAGGTTTTGAGTTTAGTGTCGATACTGATACAGGCGTACTGATGTGTACTGCCAACATCTTCGGGCTTGGTGAGGCTGTTCAGGCTGATCCAGCAGAAGCTTGGGTTGCACCACTACTCTTTGGTGCCGATGCACATAGGATCGTTCTCGATACCGCTGGTGCTGCTCCGACATTTGCCGGTGCAGTAGACGTTAACCACAATGGCCTTACTTTCGGGGTTAACTTCAATGCTGAGGCACAGAACAGAGTACGTGCTGATCGGTCAGCAAGCTACATCAGCTTCGGTATTACCGAAGGTACTGTATCTGCCGAGATTGACTTCCTAACTCGCGCAGACTACGATAACTTCAAGTCTACAAACAAGCGAGCCATTCGTATGGAATCGCTAATCGGTGGTGCGACGCTAGCACTTGCAACACATGGCGTCCGTCTACAGGCAAATAACTACTTCTTCGATTCCTATAGCATTCCGCTAGAAGGGATGGGTGATCTAATCACAGCAGATACAGAAGGTAGAATGCTTGGTATCGCCGGTGGCGATGCTTACGAGGTTCACGTTAAGTCAGCGGCAGCAATCACATAGGACTAAAAATGTGCTCCCTGTCTTGGCCGTAGGACAGGGAGCACAAACTACAGGAGGTAACAATGGCAGCTATTGCAATTAACACAGGTGAGATTCTTCATCGGGAGGAACTTTTCTATCCCGATTACAATCCTTCGACTAATTTCTTTTCAACGGTATTTGACCAGCCAGGAGTTGTAGGCGTAATTGGGAGCAAGGAGGCTATTGAAGAGACTTCCCGTCTAATGGAAAGTAGAGCACATCTACAGGAGTTGCGTATAGAGCTAGAACGCAGAGAACGACGACTACAGCGGTAGTACCA